TGGTGTGATCTAGAATCCAAAGGCTTAGCGATTACATCCGCGGGCTGGGAAGCTGACAGAGCTTATTTCTTTTTGACGTTTGAAGGCGCGAAGACAATCTTCACGAAACCGATGTCACGGAAGTACTTCGAAGCGCTTTAGAATTCGACAAGATACCTGTGTATGCTAGAAATGAAGGGGAACGTACACCCCAAAAACAAAGTGAGCGCCAGCCACGGCTACGGCGCGAGAGGAGCTATTTATATGTCAATCGTAAGCCTGCAACTCGCAGATCAAAAAACCGCTTTCTTCGCTGGTAACACATTCAGCTATAAAGACCTGATCCGAGCAGTATCGGGTTCCCGTTGGGAAAAGAAAGCAAAGCGCTGGGAAATCCCGCTGGAGTCCACAGGGGACGCCATGCGTATCTTCCCTAGTTTGGTTATCGCACCGGAAGTGAAAGCCGCCTTCGGAAGCCTGAAGGATCGCCAGAACACCGCTGTTGCTGTAAAGAAGGATGTATCCGCGGCAAAGACTGCTATCAAAGGTTTGAAAGGCACGCTTCGTTCGTACCAAGGGCAAGGCGTCGCCTTCCTGAACACGCTGGAAGAGGGAGAAGGAGCGATCCTTGCCTTCGACATGGGGACTGGTAAGTCCCTGACAGGTCTGGCTGAATTCCTTGACCTAAAGAATAGAGGGATCGTCGACCACCTGCTGGTCGTATGCCCGTCACCGCTGAAGTACGCTACATGGGAAAAAGAAGTGAAAAAATGGACTGATCTGGATTTCATCGTGGTCGATGGTGACAAGCGCGAAGAAGTCGAGTGGGAGGATGGCACGAAGCAAAAGCTGACAGGTCAAAAACTCCGCGAGGTGCAGTACCAACAGCATCTCTTCGGAACGGAAGTCACCATTATGAACTACGAGCTTTTCCTTCGTGACATTGACATGATACCAAATGTGAACAGCCGCTGGGTCGTGATGCTCGACGAAGCACACCGCATTAAGAATCCGAAAGCCCAGACGACGAAGAACCTGATCAAGAAACTTCGTCCTGCGGGTCGTAAAGTATTGGCAACCGGAACACCACTGGAAAACAATGTGCAAGAGCTGTGGAGTTTAGTGGACTTCTGCCGTCCGAACCTGCTGGGCAACTACTACAAGTTCCTTGACCGCTATGTTGAGCTCGACTACTTCAAAAATCCGGTGGCACCAAAGCCACAAATGATGGGCGAGCTGAAAACAAAGCTTGATCCGATTATGATCCGTGTAACGAAGCAGGAAGCCCTTCCTGAGCTTCCACCGCTGACCGTGCAGGAATACTGGGTTAACAAGACCAAAGAGCAGGAGAAGCTGTACAAGGCGATTAAGGAAGGCATCATCCAGAACCTTGAGACACAGGAATTCAGCTATCTGGAAGTGATCGTGCAGATCACCCGCATGCAACAGCTTCTGGATTCCCCAGCCCTGCTTCGTGAGCTCATGGGCGATCCTGAGCTTCCGATCGACAGCGGGAAGATGGCTGAGCTTCCGAACATCATCAAGGACATTGATCCGACGCGCAATAAGTTCATTATCTTCTCCCAGTATCGTGAGATGACCGACATCATCCACAAATGGATGGTCGACGAATCCATTCTTCCGAAGGACAGAATCGGCTATGTCAAAGGTGGTCTGAAGGCTTCGGAAACCGAGCGCATTCGTGCCGCGTTCCAAGAAGGCGACATGCAGTGCATCGTTATGACAACCGCAGGCAACTACGGGCTTGATCTGTACAACGCCAAGTATGTCATCTGCTTCGACCAGCTGTTCAACCCGCAAAAGATGGAACAAATCTATGCCCGTGCTCACCGCGGCGGCAACACGACAGGGGTCACAGCGATTAACTTGGTCACTCGTGACTCGTACGAAGAGCGTAAGCTGAAGGTGCTGGAAGCGAAGAAGGAAGTCTTCAGAGCCATGATCGACGCGGATGACGAGACCTTCGCCAAGCTATTCACGAAACAAGACCTGTTGGATATGTTGTAGGGGGTGCTGACTATGCAAAAAGATAACTGGTGGATAAACGACTATCTGGTAACAATCATGCTGAACGGCGAAGGGGTAAAATCCTTCGTCGTTCGGAGCAAGTCCAAGCAGGCGGCGATTACGAATGTGCTGGTAAACAAGTACAAAGACGACTTCGACCGTGTCGATGTGAAACAGCTCACCTTCCATACCAAACCGGAAGGACTGTGATACTATGAACGAGCGCAAAGATATGGGGGAGCTTCCGAAGGCGGAAGTTGTTCCCCCTACGCCTACAGGCAAGAAAGCCGTCGTCGTGCTCCAGATCGATATCCTTGTCGAAGTTGTCGAAAACGACAGCTACACCGACATGCTTGAGCAGGCAAAGGCAGAAGCACAGAAGCGGGTGAAGGAAGGGAAAGGATTCCTGCCCTTCCAAAGCTCAGGAAAGACCATTTACGACGCCACAACTGTCGACTATCTACAGCAACGTTTGACGATTAATCCCACTAGGAGCTGGTAAAATGAGTTTTTCACCTAAGCACAAAGGCAGAATTACAGGTAATATTATGACGAGCCGCGCGTCTGGCGTAGGTTTTGGATCGTTCACATCGGCACCGTCCGGTGACCCTAGGGTACCGCGTACGGAAGAAGAGATCAAAGCACTGAACGGCGAATGTAAGACCGTTTTCCTCTCACAAGAAGAGATCGCCGCGGCATTTGAACGGGCTGACCGGAAGTACAGGCGAAAATAAAATTTGTTCAAAGTTGTTGACATACGTATAAAGTTGGTTTAGACTGAGTAACATAGATGCATGGAACAAACACGAAAGGAGCTGGCGAGATGACAGCCATTAGACGACCTAGGATACCTGACCACAGCCACGCACCCGATCGAATGCTAACCATGCAACAAGCTATGAAGTACCTGTCTGATAAAGGGATTCCTTGCCGAAGCAGAAGTACATTCTATCGAGTGATCAGTGATTTCAACATCGAGTACACCGACTTGAACCCCAGCGGTAGTAATAAAATACGCCGCTTCCCCCTGTCGGGGCTTCAAGTCTTCCTTAAATCGCAAGGGCTTGAACCGTGAGAACGGTTCAGCTTAGCGGAAGGCGGTTCATAAAACGGGCGAACCCGTACGGTGGGCAGTGCGGTCTGCTACATGACGATGCCTTTCGAAGCGAGGTCATGCAAGAAACGACGCCGCAGGACGACAGCTAGTTGATAAATCTGAAATCCAAAGTCGTCGGTGAGCATGAACCCCTTCCGCTAGGCTGAACAATGCACTACATAATTCAGACTAAGCACAAACTAAACTGCGTCCCAAGCGGACACGAAGGAGACTGATTCAGATGGCATTGAAGGCAAACAAACCCGTAGGTAACACAGCACCACAAGCAACACAGGCGGCAACACAAACGGAACCGACTTCCGTACCCGCAGGCAATGTAGAGCAACACACACCAGCGGCTAACGCTCCAGCTGTACAGCAACAACGCGCGGTTGTTCCAGCTGGTGCACTGGCGAACCTGAACGCAGGCATCTTGGAAGGCATCGACGATCTGGGCGGCACTGGCAACTATGTTACGGTAGACGGTACGAACCTTCTGTACAAAGCGTCTAACGAAGAAGCCACGCACATCGACATGGTCATCCACTACGGCAAGCGCTTCTACCAATGGGTGGACGAAACTGATCCACAATCGAAAAAGTTCCACAACGCGGACACGAAGCTCGACAGCCGCTACAAGCTGAAGTTTGAAATCAAGTGGTACGAAGACCGCGGTGACGAAGAGCCGACAGAATTCACGCACACTTGTTCCACAACTTCCGCAATGAACTTCATCGAGTATGTAAAGGCGCTTGCCGCAAAAGGTCTTGGTGTTAACCAAGTGGTCACTCGTGTGACAGCTTCCCGCCAAGTATCCCAAGACGGTAAGAACCGCTACTCCCGTGCCGAGTTCGAAGCTTTCGATCTTGAACAGTACAACGAAGGTCAGCTGGCTACACTTGGAGTGAAAACGCCGAACGCCAAGCAAGGACTATAATCGTAAATCCCACTTCGGAAGACCCAGCAATGGGTCTTTCCGTGTTTCAAGACATGCGCTACAATGAAGTGGCTCCATGGTAGAGGAACAAGACAGCTCCAGCTGACGACGTTATGTGCAGAACGTACCGAAAGGACGCTTATGCTTCGGACGTCCGTACCCGAAAGGCTACGGAAGACCCTTAATGTGCTGGCGGCGAATCCTGAACCCTGTGTGGAAGCTACAAACTGGAGGAATCGACCGTGGCAAAGAATCGGAAGCCTGAAATCAACCTAGAAGACTTTAAGTATGTGGATGCGTACCACCAAAATCCACAGACGGGGCAACGCACGAAATGGGAGCGTAAAGACCTTACCACAAGCCAGCTTGATGATTTTCGTAACAAGTACAGCAACTACAATATGTTCTGCACCATCCAGCGGTACAAAAACAAGGTACGCCAAGAAGACGGCGAGATCATGTATGCACCGCTTTTTATTGATGTTGATTCTTCCCGTATGCTCGCCGCTGACTACGCCAAAGAGCCAGCCGCCGCAGGTCTCATCGAGCAGGGCTTTGTGCGAGCTTCTGATCTGGAGCCGTTCTTTCCGCAGAGCGCCGCAATCGCCCACCTTC